CAGAACTATTTCCAGCTAAAGGACCAGTAGATACTAAGATAGTAGGAGAACTCAATACAGAAAAACAAGAACAATCTGAAAGAGTTAAAGATTATTTGAATTATCTTTTAACTGAAAAGATGAGTGAATATAGAACAGAAACTGAAAAAATGTTGTTTAATTTACCATTAGCAGGTTCTGCATTTCGTAAAATATATTATGACCCAGCATTAAATAGACCTGCTAGTATGTTTGTACCAGCAGAAGATTTTGTTGTTAGTTATGGTGCTTCAGACCTTACTACTTGCGATAGAGCAACTCATGTAATGAAAAAAAGCACGAATGATATTCGCAAACTACAAGTAATAGGATTTTATAAAGATGTTGAATTGCAAACACCATCAGCAGATTATTCTAATATACAGAATAAGTATGATGAGTTAACAGGTGATTCATCTTCATATGAGTATGACCAAAGACATACTGTATTAGAAATGCATGTAGACCTTGATTTAGAAGGTTTTGAAGATAGAAAAGATGGAGAAGTAACAGGTATAGCATTACCTTATGTTGTAACACTAGATTATCAATCGGGTACTATTCTTTCTATTCGTAGAAATTTTATAGAAGATGACCCACAAAAGAAACGAAGGGAACACTTCGTTCATTATCAATACCTACCCGGAATGGGATTTTATGGTTTTGGTTTAATACATCTTATAGGTGGTATAGCTAAATCAGCTACAAGCTTATTAAGACAGTTGGTTGATGCAGGAACTCTCAGTAATTTACCGGGTGGTTTAAAATCCAGAGGATTAAGAATCAAAGGCGATGATACCCCCATCATGCCCGGTGAGTTTAGAGATGTAGATGTGCCCGGTGGTGCCATCAAAGACAACATAACCTTCCTTCCCTATAAGGAACCTTCAGGAACTTTGTATTCCCTCTTACAAAACTTAGTCGATGAAGGAAGAAGGTTTGCTTCATTAGCAGATATGAAAGTGTCTGACATGAATAATCAGGCTCCTGTTGGTACCACTTTGGCACTTTTAGAAAGGTCATTAAAAGTAATTGGTTCAGTACAATCAAGAATACATAATTCTTTAAAACAAGAACTTAAGATATTATCAAGAATAATATTTGACCATGGACCAACAGAATACCCATATGATATTAAAGGCAAAGAACTTGTATCAGAAGATTTTAATAATAGAGTAGATATAGTACCTGTATCTGACCCTAATGCTGCTACTAAAGCACAAAGAATAATGCAGTATCAAGCAGCACTACAGTTATCACAACAAGCACCGCAAATGTATAACATGCAAGAGTTACATAGACAGATGCTTGATGTATTAGGTATAAGAGATGCAGATAAAATAGTTCCATTAGAAACAGAAATAGAACCAACAGACCCTGTATCAGAAAATATGAACATGATGAATGGTAAGCCTACTAAAGCATTTATGTATCAAGACCATGAAGCACATATCAAAGTACATATGACTGCAATGCAAGACCCTAAAATTAGAGAGCTTATTGGTCAAAGTCCAAATGCTTCATCTATTATTGGTGCATTTACAGAGCATGTTACAGAACATATTGCATTTCAATATAGAAAAGAAATTGAAAAACAAATGGGTGCACCTTTACCACCACCTGATGAACCTTTACCAGAAGATGTTGAATTACAATTATCACAACTTGTATCTGAAGCTGCTGAAAGAGTATTAGCAGATAGTCAATCTGAAAAACGACAAGAAGAAATACAAGAAAAACTTGAAGACCCTGTAATACAACAAAGAGAAAAAGAATTACAAATTAGACAACAACAAGTACAAAGCAAAATGCAAACAGATGCACAAAAAATTGCTGCAGACTTAGAAAAATCTAAAGCTTCTCAAGAGATAGAAAAAGAAAGAATATCTTCACAAGAAAGAATTGCAGGTGCACAAATTGGATTTAAGGCTGCAAGTGAAAATGCAAAATTAAGTAGCAAAGAAACAATAGAAGGTGTTAAGATAGGAAAAGAAATAGTAGAAACATTATTTGAAGATAATAAAGAATGAGTGCTACACAAGAAAATATAGTTGATGCCTTGCAAACAAAAATAAGGGAACGCATGAATGAACATGCTGACCATATGAGTACAGGCAACTGTAAAGATTTTGAAGAATACAGATATTTAACAGGAATAATATCTGGACTAGCTTTAGTAGAAAGAGATATACTTGATTTACTTGAGATAGCAAATCGGCAATAAAGCCGCAAGGACCTAGACCTATATCTAGTGCAAAGGAGATATAAATGGAATCTACAAAAAAAGTAGAACCTGCAAAAAAAGATACGAGTGATGTAAAAGCTCGTAAAGCAAAACAACTACCTATACCAAAAGGTTACAAACTATTAATAGCTTTACCCGAAGCAGAAGAAAAAACAAAAGGCGGAATAATAAAAGCAGCTCAAACAATGCAAGTTGAAGAAGTTGGTTCTATTTGTGGCTTTGTTATAAAAATGGGTGAAGATTGTTACAACGATAAAAAAAGATTTCCAAGTGGACCTTTCTGCAAAGAAGGTGATTGGATAATTATGCGTTCTTATTCAGGTACAAGATTTTTAGTACATGGAAAAGAATTTCGTTTAATTAATGACGACAGTGTAGAAGCTGTAGTTGAAGACCCAAGAGGCATAGTTAAGGTAGTATGATGAAAGAAGAAAATAATGCCGTAGAACAAGAAGTTACAGAAGAAATTACTCAACCTGAAACTTCGGCAGAAGATAAATTTTTTGGAGTAAAGACTACTATTGGTAAGTCTTCTGATAAAAAAGAAACAACAACAGAATCAAAAGATGAAGTTGAAGTAGAAGTTATTGATGATAGACCTATAGAAGATAGAAAACCTAAAAGAAAAGAATCTAAAAAAGATGATGATGATTTAGAATCTGAAATAGATGGTATTGATGAACAAGTTAAAAAAAGAATTAATAGACTTAAGTATGAATACCACGAAGAAAGACGAGCAAAAGAAGCTGCTTCTAAAGTAAGAGACGAATCAGTAGGTTATGCTCAACAAGTTTTAGCTGAAAATAAAAGATTGTCAGCTTTAATCAATAAAGGAGAAGAAGCTTTATTAGGTCAGATATCTGCTAAAGCAACTGCTGAAATTGATAAAGCTAAACAAGAATTTAAAGAAGCTTATGAAAGTGGTGATAGTGAAAAAATGTTGGCAGCTAATGAGAAGATATTAAATTCTCAAGTTGATTTAAAAACAACAAACGATAAATTAAATTACTATCAACAGCAAAATAAAATAACAGAACAAAATGTACAGACACAACAACCTGTACAACAAGAACAACCTGTACCACAAGCACCAATTGACCCTAAAGCAGTTGAATGGTTGCAAAAAAATACATGGTTTGGAAATGAAAAACATAGAGATATGACTGGTTATGCGTATGGATTACATGAGACTCTTATTAAAGATGAAGGTATAGTCCCTACAAGTGAACAGTATTATCAGGAAGTTGACAAGCGTATGCAAAGTAAATTTCCTGAGTTTTTTGGAACTGAAACACAAGATGAAAGCAATGACGAAGTTGTTGCTACAACTGCGAGTTCTAAGAAACCTTCATCGGTGGTGGCACCAGCAACTAGAAATAATGGTGCAATACCCCGCAAAGTGCAGTTAACATCAACTCAAGTCTCCCTCGCAAGAAGACTTGGGATAACACCAGAGCAATATGCCAAACAAGTCGCTAAGGAGATGAATAATGGCTGAAGATAAAAATATAGAAGTAAATGAAAAAGTAACCGAAGAAGTTACAAGAGCAGCAAGAGAAGCAGATTCCAGAACACAAACTGCAAGAACAACTGATACATGGGAACCACAATCAAAGTTACCTAATCCAGCACCACAAGACGGATGGGTATTTAGATGGGTGGCAACAAGTATTTTAGGTCAACCAAATAATGTTAATGTTTCTTCTAAATTTAGAGAAGGTTGGGAACCTGTGAAAGCAGAAGACCATCCTGAATTAAATTTAGTAAGTGACCACGGCTCAGAATGGGCTGATAAAGGTAACATGGAAGTTGGTGGATTATTGTTATGCAAAGCTCCAAAAGAACTTATGGAGCAAAGAGATGAGTACTATAGAAATATAGCACAAACTCAAATGGAAGGTGTGGACAACAATTATTTAAAAGAAAATGACCCTCGTATGCCTCTGTTAAAACCAGAACGCAAAACAAGGTCTACTTTTGGCGGCGGCTCTAAGTAAGAATTTTTACTGGGGTTGCTTAATATAACTTTATTTAAAAGGAAATAGATATGTCAGCAACGGCAACACCAATGGGTGCTGAACCAGTCGGAACTTTAAGTGCAAGTGGCTCCTATACAGGAAAAGTCAGACACTATAAGATTGCGTCTAATGACGGCACTGCTATATTCTATGGAGATTTTGTTAAGATGACCAGTGCAGGTGTAGTAACACTTGATACTGGTACAACAGCATTAACTCCTATAGGAGTATTTATGGGATGTTCTTATACAGACCCTAATACAAACCAATTAACATTTTCACAATATTATCCAGCATCAACTGTTGCTAGTGATATTAGTGCTTATGTTTTAAACGACCCTTTTGTTGAGATGAAAATGCAAGGTGATGCATCTTTAGCTCAAACAGCATTAGGAAATAATGCAGCAGTTGTACAAACTGCTGGAAGTACAAGTGTTGGCAGAAGTAAAAACTCTGTAGATGCTTCTACAATTGCAACCACGGCTACATTACCTGTAAAAATTATCGAGTTCGTTGAAGGACCTGATAGTGAAGTAGGTGATGCATATACAGATGTAATTGTTATGTTCAATGTTGGACATCAATTACTTAACACAACAGGCATTTAATCCATAGGAGGATATTATTATGGCTATCGCTAGACCACAAATGATGAAAGAACTTCTGCCCGGACTTAATGCTCTGTTTGGGTTGGAATACGAAAAGTACGATGATGAGCATACTATGATTTACGAAACTGAATCTTCTGATAGGTCTTTTGAAGAAGAAGTACAGTTAAGTGGATTTGGTCAAGCTAGTGTAAAGAACGAAGGTTCAGCAATCAGTTATGATTCTGCACAAGAAAGCTTTACTGCTAGGTATAATCACGAAACTATTGCACTAGGTTTTTCTATAACAGAAGAAGCAATTGAAGATAATCTTTATGATTCTCTTTCTGCTCGTTATACAAAAGCTTTGGCAAGAGCTATGGCTTATACAAAACAAGTGAAATCTGCGGCTCCATTAAACAATGGATTCAGCAACAGCTTCCAATCAGGTGATGGTGTAAATTTATTTACAGCAGCAAGTGATGGAGTTACTGGAGGTGGAGGTCACCCATTAGTAAATGGTGGGACTAACAGCAACAGACCGGTAACGGGTGCTGACCTTAATGAAACATCTTTAGAAGATGCTATCATTAACATTGCAGCTTTCAAAGACCAAAGAGGTCTGCTCATTGCAGCTAAACCAAAAAGATTGATTGTACCACCTGCATTGCAGTTTACAGCAACTCGTCTTTTAGAGTCTCAAATGAGACCGGGAACAGCAGACAATGATATTAACGCTATCACCAATAATGGTGCTATACCTGAAGGATATATGGTTAACCATTATCTTACAGATACAAATGCGTTCTTTATCATTACTGATGTACCTAATGGTATGAAACATTTCCAAAGAACAGCTTTGGAAACTTCAATGGACGGAGACTTTGACACTGGTAATGTTAGATATAAAAGTAGAGAAAGATATAGCTTCGGCGTATCTGACCCACTAGGTATCTATGGTTCACCGGGTTCAAGCTAGGTCTTGACTTTCTTAGGGAGGCTTCGGTCTCCCTTTTTATTCTAGGGATTTTTTTAACTGTCTATCAACTGCCCTAGCAGACTTTGCCAAGATGATAGATTATTCTTTTAGGAGAAAAAAATGGCTAACACGACTTTTAATGGACCAGTAAGGTCTGAAAACGGTTTTAAAGTAATATCAGTAAATAGCACTACAGGTGCAGAAACTGATGTTGTAAATATTGCATCTACAGGTATTGTTACTAATAAATTTGTAAAACACGTAGGTTTTGCAACTGGAGTAACAGTTAATAGTACAGCAGGAGACTCTCCCGCTATAGGTGAGTTTACACAACCAGCAAACACAATCATTACTGATATAAAAATATTTTGTGATGTTGCTCCTGTTATTGGGACAGGTGATATTGGTTACGAAGTAGGTACTTCTAGCTCAGGTGCACAAATTGTTGCAGCTCAGACTGATGAAATACTTGATGGTGGTACAACTGTTGTTGCTCACAATGTAACTGTAACTAGTTTAGTTCTACAAACTCAAGATGGAACAACAGCTCCAGCTTCTGTTCAATATACAGATACTGAAAGAACTATTTTCTGTAACATTACTAATACAGTAGATGCTACAACTGCGGGTTCTTTTACGTTTATTATTGAATACACTCAAATAGCGTAAGGAGTAAATTATGGCAGATGCAGTAACTTCTCAAACCATACAAGATACCGATAGGAAAGCAATTATGCGGTTTACTAATGTCAGCGATGGCAGTGGTGAATCTGCTGTTAAAAAAGTTGATGTTTCAGCTTTAAGTGCTAATTCATCTGGTCAAGCTTGTACTTCTGTAAGTATTGCAAAGATTTGGTGGATGACTGTTGGCATGAGTGTTAAGTTGGAGTTTGATGCTTCAACAAATGTTTTACTTACACACATACCATCAGATGCTACTGGAGATGAATATTATGATTCATTTACAGGCATACCAAATAATGCAGGATCAGGAGTAACTGG